GTCGTTGGGCTCGATCACGTGCGCGACGTCGATGTAGGTCTCGCCCTGCCCGAGCTCCCACGCGGTCTTTACGCGAGGACTGAACTTGGTCCAGTTGACGCTCTTGCCATCACCCATCAAGCCGAAGCGTCTGACGAGCTGACGCACCGTCATCTGGAATTCTCTGGCGAAGACGCCGATGCGGCCCTCGTAGTCGTTCGAGAGGTAGTAGCTCCCGATCGGGAAGTCACTGCAGCGGATCACGGTGCGATCGCTTTCCTCGACGAAGAGCGCGGCGGTGCCGAAGACGCCAAGATCCTGATAGATCAAGGGGAGTTTGTTGTAGAGATTCGATCGGATGAAGACCGTCGACATCCTCTCGGTCACCGTATGTAGCCAGGCTTTGACCGACGCGAACTCGGCCAAATCGGGATCGGGCGTGGTAAGACGGAACCACGGCCGAGCGGGGGAAGTGACGCCCGACATCATGCCCGAGGACAGCGTGCGCGCAGCCAGGGATCCCGAGCCGTCGATGATCTGCTTCGATCGGCGGCTTCTCGCCTTGTTGCGATCGGTGCTCCCCATGAAGAAGCGCGGGCGGGTCGGCAGGAGATAGTCGCCCAGGTCGCGCCAGTCGCCCCAGATCTGCGAGCGTTCGAGATCGAGCTGGCCGATAAGCCGCTGGTAGCGAACCCACTTCGATTCGTTGAGATCGAGAGGCGGCATCTATAGACCGAGCAAGGTGGTCTGGCCCTTTGGGGGCGTTGGCGTGGCCAAGCCCGAAGGCCCGGTCAGGATCGTCGAAGCGCGGCCAGCTGCGTCACCGGCCACCTTAGCTTTCCCGGTCTGCGCGGCGAGCAGCGTTTCCGTCTTCTGCGCCTGAGCGGTCAGATCGATCGCGTTGGGTAGGACGGGCGCGCCTGGCATCTTTGGTGCCTTCTGTCTCGTTGCAGAGAAGGCCGACGCGCCCGCAGCACCTGCGAGCGCGAAGGCGGCGATCGTCGAGAGCGCTGCCATTACTGTTCGACCTCGAGCAGGTAGATCGACTCGAAAGGATGGAACCCGCGCCGGAGGAGACTCTCGGGATCGATCGGCGACTTCTCCTCGAGCGTCATCACGATCCAATCCGCCTTGAGTCGACCGAGAGCGGTGAAGACCTGCAGGAGCCGCGCGCCGGCGGACGTGCCGCGGTACTTGGGATCGACCCACCAGAACACTTCGGTCAAGACGCGGAGCTCGGGATTCAGGTAGTGCGGTCCCAGCGTGCCGGCGATGAAGCCAACCATGCCGTCGAATCCCTCCGCGACGAAGAACGGCTGCGACATGACAAAGTTGGTGAGTATCGATCGCGCTTGGACGTCGGCGGCGGGAAAGAGCGACTTCTTGGCGTCGACGAAGACATCGAAACTCTTGAGTTGCTCGAGCAGCCAATCGATGTCAGTCACCCGCGCCGTCCGAACCCGCATCACCGGTAGGATTCCTCAGCTTCTTCGCGATCAGAAGCGAGCGGATCGTATTCGCTCCGGAGCGTATTGCGGCCCGAGCGCTTCTGCTCGACAGCGATCGCGGGGATGTCAGGGATCGCGAACGTAAGTGCCAACGCGTCGGCCAGATCCGGCGAGCGTTGCAGCCGCTCCTTGATCGAGTCCTTGTCTTCCATCAGGAACTGGCCTTTCACGTTGTGCGTGTAGGTCGGGCTCGTGAGCTCCGCAGTGAGCTCTGGGGAGACGTCGGGCGGCAGTGCGCCGCCGCGTCTGAACCAATCGGCCATCTTCATCCACATCTCAGCTCGGCGATTCGCGTATTGCGGATCGATCGCCGGCGCGTGGAACTGGATCGCGTGTACCGTGTGGCCCGACGTCGTCAAGTTGTCGACCACTCCGTGACCCCAGCCGCCGGTATCGTCGACGAAGGTGAGGATGTCGGATTCGCCGACCTTTCCCCAGCGCTCCTTGGCCAGCATGACGCGAGCTGCGATCTCGTTCGACTTCTTGCCGCGCATTTCGACCGGCAGATACGTCATCAAACCCTGCCGCGGGTAGATCACGGTGCGATCGCCCTGAAGGCTGCGGGCGACGTCGACACCCAATCGCTTCTGCGCCCAGGCGAAATCGAATTGTTTCAGATCGCCATAACGCTTCTTCGCCGCTTCGATGTCGTCCGGGCCCAGGAGCGCGTTGATCGAGCTCGGGGGGAATTCGCCGAATACGTTGACCTTCACCCACGGGTGCTCGCGGCCGTACATCTCGATCTGCTGCCGAGCCCAGTTGATGTCCATTCTGGAGGAGCGCTTTGGATCGTCCGGATCGCCCGTGATCTGGATCACCTTCCAGAGGTGCGCGTGCTGCGTGCACGCCATGTAGAGCGGGCCTTCCGTGTGCGTCGGGTTCCCGGCCATCACGAACTTCGTTTCGATGCCGGAGGCGAGCGAAGCTTCAGCGGTCGCGGAGACAGCGAGCGGGATCCCGCCGGCCTCGTCCATTACGAAGAGCATGTAATCGGCGTGGAGCCCAGCGAGCGCGTTGGCCTGTTGCTCAGCGTTCGCCGACTTTGACCACTGGCGAGCTGAGACCCACCAGATGCCCGGGTGCTTGCGGTGCACGATGCGAGTCTTCTGGACGTCGAATTCGCGCTTCAGGAACGGCGACTTCGAGTGCCACTTCCCGAGCTCCTTCCAGAGTCCGTCCTGCAGATTGTCGCCCGAGATCGAGATGACGGCGACGTTGGCGAAGGGCCGCGTGGCGACGAAGTTCCAAACGAGCCAGGCTAAGTCGGCCGTTTTCCCGACTCCCTTGCACGCCTTCATCGCGAGCCGCTGGTTGTGCGGGAAGTAGCCCAACGCTTCGGCTTGGCCGGGGTCGGGCTCGACGCCAAAGTTCTCGCGAACGAAGGCAATCGGATCCTCCCGCCAACCGCGAACGCGATCGGCGGCGACATCTAATTCGTTGGCAGTCATCCCACCCGCCTTGGCATTAGATTGTCCGAATGCTCAGAGCGCTTGAGGTCTACGGAGCCGTTTACGGGCTCACGCTCCTCGGACTCTTCCTTACTCGACACCAAGAGTTCCAGCCTTTGCGAACCACCAAGTTCCGCGGCGAGTTCTACATTGAGCACTGGATTGGCGGGGACTGGAAACTCATTGAGCGGAGGACCCATAAGGTCGTCGCGACCGCGCCCACCGAAGCCGGCATCGAGAAAGCATTGGGCCAGTTCCGTTGAGGTGGGTCCTAGCGTTCTCGATTGGCTACCCGCTATTCCTGGGGACCGGGCTTTATCTGAAAGGCGCGATACCGCTCTGGATGGCAATCGGAGGAATCTTTCTCCACGGGAGCCTCCTCTACCTGACGATCGGCAATCTCTATCAGACGACGTGGGGAAATCGGCACCGCGAGAAGTTCTAAGCATCACGCGAACTGAGTCTCGTAGTAGCCGTCGTCGGCGTGTTCCATTGGCTCGTTACCGAAGATGCTCGCCGCGAGTAGTGCACTGCCCGCCAGATTGTTCTGCACAAGCCACGTCCCCGTCCCGGCATCGTTCACCACGTTGAGGGTGGCCGCGTTGTTTAGGGTGGTCGTAAAGAGGGTGCCGCGCTGGGCCACGAGCACGATTCCACCACCCGGCGTGCAGAGGAAAAGCGCCTCAGCCGAGTTGCCGTACTCGGTGATCAGGATCATGGCCGAGACCGTGTTCTTACAGATGGATGCCAAATGCGTCGTGGCAATCGTGGTCGAGCCGCCGGCGTTATCTGCCAGGCGTTTGATCTTCCGCATACCGATCGCGCCTGCGTCGGCCGTGATGGAGGACGCATCGCGCAGCACCTGATTGTTCTGGCGGGGTGGTACGGTCAGGTAGTTGAGCGCGTCGGTGTAGCCCGTGATCTTGGTTAGCGAGCCATTGATGAAGCGGAAGAGCTGGGCCGAGCTGTAGGCCGCGCCCCATTTGTTCTTGCCCACCTCGAGATTGGATAGGTCACTGCCCGGCTGCGGCGAGTCCAGCACAAATATCGACGTCATGTTGGCGCCGCCAACGAAGTAGTTCCCTTCGACTTTGGCCTGACCGCCGAACGCCATCCATATCTGATTGTTGGACGTCGCGAAAATGCAGTTTCTGACACCCAGATTCCACGGCGCGCGGCAGTAGACATTTGTGCCCGTGGTATCCGTCGGGCTGTTGCCGTTGGCTTCGAAGTAGCAGGAGTCGATGTCCATCTGGCCCGTGTACATGTCGCTTTTGAGACCAAACGATCCTACCGCCCACGGCTTCCTGATAGTGAACGCTGACGCTCCGAACGTGGGAGCGCCCGAGAGAGTACCGCCCGTCGTGCCATTGAATGCTGAGAGCGTGTAAGTCGTCCCGGCAACCACGACCTGAGAGCCGACCTGCGCGATACCGGCCTGTGACGTCGAGAATGTCGCCGCGCCGGCCGCAGCTGAGACGGTTCCCACACCGGTCAGTTGGAGCGCATGGCCGCACTGCTCGAACTGCGTGCTCATGAACTTGACGGCTTCGGATGCTGTCGTGCCCGAGCCGATGTCCTGGATGTAGAATCCGGCGTCACAGTCCGTGAACAGCGAATTCCTGACGTCGACCGCGTTCACGGACTG